CCGACTCCAACTAAAATAAAAATAAATATTTTTTTTAATATACCCTTAAAACCTATTTCGCTTGATAATTTTTTATTATATATAGCTACAATAACGCCTGACAAATAATCTATAACAACAAGTGTTATAAGTGCATATAAAAACCCATCAAAACCACCAAAAAACCATCCAAAAAAGCCTCCTAGTATAACAAATATTGCTTTATTCATCTTTTTTCTCCTGTAAATTTATTCTATTGCAAATTTGAAATATTTCAAAAATTCCTTTTATTTCAAAACCTTTTTTCTTTTTGAGTTTTTCTAAATGCAATCTATAAGCCTGGTCAATTATATCTTGATTAAAAAGTTCTAATAAAGAAAATGAAACCTGGATCACATCTAAACATTCACAACATTTTTTTAGATAATCTTTTTCAGTTTCAAATTCTTCTATTTCTTCAAGTATTTTATCTATTTGCGTTTTTTCAAAATTAGATTTATCAACTAAACTATTTTTGTAATCTAGTACAGGTATTTTCAATAATTGGTTTAAATTTTTCATAAAGTTTTTATCACCTTTTCAAGCATTTCTTTAGTTTTTTCAATTTTATCAACAATAGTTTTATTTGTATCTTGCAATATGTTACAATCTTTTTTAACTTTTTCAAGTTCTTTTAAATTATGCTCAAAAATAACTTTTACTAGGCCTTTTACATTTAATTTTCCTTCAACATGATGCTTTTCAACGAAAGAAATCCAAGTATTGTAATAAACTGGAGAAACAAGTTTTAATATTTTTTTGTATTCTTCATCTGAATTTTCTATTTTTTCAGCAATATATTTTATATTTAAATAATTACAAAGTCCTTTACATATTTCTATAGCACATTCTTTTCTATATGTTTCTGATTTCATCAATTCTGCTTCTTTTTTGTTATCCATATAACCACATTCTACGAGACAAGCTGGTGCATTTGTTTTTCTTAATACTGAAAAATTTCCGGTCTTAATTCCTCTGTCATTTAATTTAGTTCCTTGTATAAGTTGTTCATGTATTTTTTTAGCAAGTAATTTTCCTCCTGTTTCTGGTGCATCAGGATGATAATAAGTTTCTATTCCTCCATGAGTTCCCCAAACTCCTTCATATGCATTATAATGTATTGATACAAAAGCATCTACATTATTATCATTTGCAACTTTAGATCTTAAATCTAATGGATAATCTTTTTCAGTAGGATTGCAATCAATCGGAATAATTCCACATCTTTTTAGTTCAATAATTAATAATTTTTTTACAGCATTATTAAAATAGTATTCTTGATATCCGTCTGGCGTTCTCTTGCCAGGTGTGTCGGTTCCATGTCCTGCATCAATTCCAACTTTTTTAATCATCTATTTACCTCCTAACACAATTACATTTATTATTCCATCTTAACCAATAATATTATCACTATTTCTAATTTAACCTAAACAATTAATCAAATTTGTATAACACTAAAATGAATTTGATTATATGTTGTTCCTCCAAAATTTAAATTTCCACCACTTGCTTGATATACAGCCATTTCAACATAATCATTTGCAGATAAATTTAATATTACAGAGTTCGTTCCAGCAAATCTTCCAGTAGAATCAAATTCTCCACCAACTGAATTTATTGCAGCATTATTTATATATATATATATTAATCTTGCATTTCCGTCAGTGCTTGATTCATATCTACCGCCTGCATTTATTTGATATATTCCAGTAGTTGGTATTGTTATTCTTGTATTATTTGTAGTTCCGTCATGCATAGATAAAGGGTCGTAAATTTCCTGAGTTGCATCAAATGTTATTTTTGTAAATGTAGCCGTAGGTATTGATTGAACATCTGTTTTATTTAACAAGCATTTAGTTAAATTAAAATTATTTATTATTCCAACAGCAAAAAATTGATTATCTATTTTAGAAATAACTAATTTAGATCCAACAGCTATACCAGATAAATTTGACGTAGGCACAACTGAAATAGCTGTATCATCAGTAAAAAATTTTACTGTTAATGGATTAATTGTAGCTACAACACCAGTATAAAATTGTTCTCCATTATTTTCATTTAATATTCTTTTATATATATTCATTATGCAGGTTCAGTTACTCTCCTTATTTTGCTCATTACACTTTGTCCTACATTCAAATTCCAGTCATGTCGAATGATTTTGTAAGTTTCATATATATCAAGTTCAGTATTTTTAAATTTAAAATGGTCGCCTTGATATGGTAGACCATCATTTTCCCTTGATGTAATAAAAGCGTGTGGATAATCTATAGATTCGCTAGTTTCAAGCATTTTTCTTATTTCTCTTCTTGCTCTTAAATCAACATAATCCTGACTGCTTGCTTCTGAATAAAATACTTTTGTTACATACCTGCCTATATTTGTATAGCTGAATGGATGATTTTCAATTTCTTCATCTTCCATGCTCCATTCTTTATATAAATTTGTTGAACTAGATAATTGGTTAGCAATTATTAATACTTTATTGTAGGCATTTGAATAATCTATATCTCTTAACATATCTGGCTCATATATGCTTAATGAATTGTCTTGAAAATCATATGTAACATTTTTTACAGCATTCCACGGAATAGCACGAAATACGCCATTTCCAGATACCCATATTGGATAATAATTAATCATATTGAGAAGTGAATTAATTATAAATAGTTTGCTTTTACCAATTTCATAACTTTTATCTTCGGGTAATGTTTCTGTTGATGGCTCAATATTATATTTTACCCATGTTCCAACACCAGTTAAAATTGTTTCTATTTCATCAGTTATTACAGTGCCAGAAGCAATTGAATAAGATGTTGTAATTTTGTCATCTTCTAAAGCTTTTAACTGGTCATAAGCAACAATATTTCTAGTAACATCTGTGTCTTTAAAATGCTGTGGTGACTGCAATGGCATATAAACACCTAAAGGAAATTCATATCCAGATATACAATAATATATTTTTATCCTATCTGCTAAATAATCTATACTAAGAGAATTGTCAACTTTTAATTTTGCTACTCCTATTATATCTCTTTCAAAATCAATACTTATATTTGCATCTTCGATATATTCAGTTATCCAACCAGCATGTATAAAATCATTTCCACTTAAACTTAGCTTTTCAAATTTCCATGTTTCATATCTGTTGCCTGTAAATATACTGTTATCCACTGCTATCAACCCTTTCTATAGTTAGAAATAATTGATAAGCTTGATTTGTTTTATCTTTTTTATTTGGATTAGTTATAGCACATTGGAAATGGTCACCTTCATAACTCCTGTAAAAATTGTTTCCTGCTGTTTCTATAATATTTTTTACAGTTTCAAAATCTTCTTTCGGTAAATCACAACTAAAAATAATAATTTGATTTTTGTTTTCACCTTCGTATTTAACTGGATATTCTCTACCATAGTATTTTTTTAATTTTGTTTCCCTTCCAAAATTTTCACTTATAGAAGTGTCACCTCTTAATTTTATATAATCCCCGTAATTATCACCAGCATTTAGAAAATAATATCCAGTCATTAATACATCTAAGTCACTTTCTGAGCTACTTGCACTTGATGGTGTATCACTTATAGCCTGGACATAATAGTTGTTGTTGTTGCCTATTCCTGATGTATAATCTGTTACAGTAGTATTTAAAGAAACTTCATCTAAAATCAATTCCCATTCACCGCCATCTATAGACCTGTATACCTTGTTATAAACTGCATCTATTTCTGGAGGTGTAGCACTAGGATTTGTAATTGTTATATTAATACCGCCAACATCTTCATCAAGTTCGAGTGATATAGCTGGTGTTGCAGGTACAAAGAAATCGGTATCAAATTCAACTTCTGTTTCTTCACTCCACAACCCGGCTGCACTTTTGACCTGCAATGTTACTGTATAAGTTGTAGAATTTTCTAAAACATAATCAAATGTTGCAGTATCGCTGTTTCCAGTTGCAATTTCACTTTCAACATTTTGAGTTTCTAACAATACATCATTTGAATCATATAATTTGCAAAGATATTCAACCTGGTTCGATGAATCAGCATGTGTATAATCCCAATCAACCTGCAATTCTGAATACCCATAATCACTTACTGCACTAGGGTCTGTTATTACTG